TAAAAGATTCATCTAATAATAACGTATATCTTTGTAATACAACTCACACATCTACAGGTTCTACTCCTATCAGTTCTAATACTGATGTAGCTAAATGGGATTTAATTGTTGATGCACAATCTGCAACTAACAGTGCAAATGCAGCTGCGAACTCTGCATCTAACAGTTCTAATTTTGCTAACAACTCATCTAACAGTGCCAATACATCTGCTAATCATTCTGCAAATAGTTCTAACTTTGCAAATAATGCTTCAAATTCTGCTAATACAGCATCAACTTATTTAGCTGATGTAAGTGCTAATGCTAATGCTTCTGCAAATTCTGCAGCAAATAGTTCTAACTTTGCAAATAATTCTAGCAACAGTGCAAACTCAGCATCAAATCATTCAGCTAATTCAAGTAATTTTGCAAACAATTCTAGCAATAGTGCTAACACATCAGCTAACCACGCATCAAATTCTAGCAACTTTGCTAACAATAGTTCTAATAGTGCAAACACTTCTAGTAATCATTCTGCCAATTCATCTAACTTCGCAAACAATAGTTCAAACCATGCGGCAAACAGTTCAAATTTTGCCAATACTTCTAGCAATCATGCAAGTAATTCATCTAATCATTCTGCTAACTCTAGTAACTTCGCTAATACATCTAGTAACCATGCAGCTAACTCTAGTAACTTTTCTAACAATTCTAGTAACTTTGCTAACACTGCAAGTAATGCAGCTAATGCTGCGAATTCCGCTCGAGATGCAGCTCTAGCCGCAACAGATAGTTTTGATGATACATATTTAGGTGCTAAAGCAAATGATCCTTCAGTAGATAATGATGGTGATCCTTTAAATGCTGGTGATCTTTACTTTAACACAACATCTAGTGTATTGAAATATTATACAGGTTCTGCTTGGTTAAATGTAGAAGCTACTGATACAAGTACTTTTGCTACAAAAGGTTTTGCTTTAGCTGTTTCTATTGCATTATAATATAAACTAATATAGGAAATTAAATATGGCACAAAATTTCAGAAGATACATAGAAAGAAACATTGGAACTGCAGCAGTAGATATACCAGATGGTTCTGATTTTAATAGTTACGATACAATAATAGGAATTAATTTAGCAAATGTTAGTGCAACTGCAATTACTGCAAGTGTATATATTGCAAGTGGTGGAAACAATTTTTATATAATTAAAGACGCACCAATACCTTCTGGATCTGCTTTACAGGTAATAGATGGTGGAGCTAAATTTGTAGTTCAATCAGGTGATAGACTTTATGTTATATCAAGTGCTGCATCATCATTAGATGTAATTGTTAGTGCAGTTGACGATATTTCAACATAGGAATAAACAATGCCTTTTATAGGAAACGCACCAGCAAGAGTTCCTTTAACTTCAGCTGATATAACAGATAGCATTATAACATCTGCAAAGATTGTAGATGGTACTATTGTTAATGCTGACATTAATGCAAGTGCCGCAATCGCATCTACAAAATTATCTGGTTCATTTGGAATTACAGAAGCAGATCAATGGAGATTATCAGCAGATATAACAGCTGATGTTGATCCAATAGCATCTAATTTAGAAAGAGTAGATAATACTGGTTTTGGATATTTAGGAACTGGAATGTCGGTATCATCTGGCACTTGGACTTTTCCTTCTACTGGAATTTATTTAATAAGAGCTATAGGAGATTTTACAGCTCAAGCTGGAGATAATGTTTTAATAAATATAAGAGTTACAGTTGATAACTCAAGCTATACAACAGTAGCATTTGCAGCTGGTGGGGAAGATACTGGTTTAGCTAGTAGAGCTATTTGTGAATTTTTATTTGATGTTACTAGCACAACAAATTGCAAAGTAAGATTTTCTGCATCAAGCATAACCGCTGGTTCAATTATAGAAGGTGATACAAGTATAAACAGAACAAGTTTTACATTTATAAGACTAGGAGATACATAAAATGGATTATTTACAAAAAGCATTAGCACAATTTAATATTGGAAAACCTCAATGGTATGGTTGGAGAACGCATGATGATAATGGAACTAAAATTCCAAACGATCAAAGAATGTGTTACGATTGCTTAATCTTAAATGATGACACAGCTATTATGCCAACTAAAGCAGAAGTAGAAGTAAAGATACAAGAATTAAAAGATTTAGAAATTACTAAAGAATCTAACAAACAATCAGCACTAAACAAACTTAAAGCATTAGGTTTGAATGATGCTGAGATTAACTCAATACTAGGAAAATAACATGCTGTCGCTAGACTTAATACATAGAAATTTAAACATGCTATCTTTAGATTTCATAGTTAAATTTTTTGTGATACTAAATAACAACCAAGTTAAAAAAATTTAAGTATGCCACTAACAAAAATACAATCACTAGGAATAACTGATGGCACAATAGTTAATGCCGATATTAATGCTAGTGCTGCTATAGCTGGAACTAAACTTGGTGCTGGTACTGTATTACAAGTTGTTCAAACTTTTAAAAATGATGTATTTAGCAGTTCTAGCACTAGCTATGTAGATGTTACTGGATTATCTGCATCTATTACTCCAAGTTCTGCTTCAAATAAAATTCTAATACTATTGCGTACTTCTCAAGGAGCAAGTGGAAACGATCAAATTAAAACAACTTTATTGCGTGGTGCTACAGGAATAGCAGTTGCTAATGGAAAAGATTATTTTTCTTTTATGTACCCAACAAGAACTGGCACAGATACAAATGAGTATGTTGCACGTGGTTCAACACATTTAGATTTTTTAGACACACCAAATACAACATCATCTATTACTTATAAGGTACAAATGAAAGTAGATGCAAATACTGGACATATAAATAGAGGAAAAGATAACGATAACTATCGTGGAGTTTCAAGTATTACTTTAATGGAAATAGCAGGATAATATGACTGATATAATTAATTCAATTCTAGCAATAAATCCTAACGCACAAGTTAGTGTTAATGCTGAAGATATAAATCAAATTACTTGGCATAATGGAACTACACCAATTCCTGCAAATGAAATACTTGCTAAACAACAAGAGTTAATTGCAGAATATAATTCTAATCAATACCAAAGAGATAGAGCTGTTGATTACCCATCTCTTGCAGATCAACTTGATATGCAATATTGGGATAAAATTAATAATACTAATAAATGGGAAGAAGCAATTAACGCAGTTAAACAGAAATATCCAAAATAGATGGCTTATATCGGCAAACAACCAGTTGTAGGAAATTTCGTAAAGCTAGATGCTATTACAACATCCGCTACAGCTACATACAATTTATTAAATGGTGGAGTTGCATACTTTCCACAAACTGCAAACAACTGCATCGTATCTTTAAATGGTGTTATTCAATCGCCAACTTCAGCTTATACAATATCAGGTTCAACAATAGTATTCTCAGATGCTTTAACTGCTTCTGACTCAATAGATTTTATTTTAGTATTAGGTGATGTATTAAACATAGGTACTCCTAGCGATGCAACAGTAGGTTTTGCAAAAGTAACTTCTAATTTAATTACTGGTGCTACAGCAGAAACTTCTATTGCTGGTGGAGATAGTGTTTTAATTTATGACGATAGTGCTGCAGCATTAAGAAAAATGACTAGAACTAATTTTGTTAGTGGATTAGGTGGGTTAACAGAAGCAGATATGTTTAGACAAACCAGTAATGGAACATCAGATACCGTAGAAGCAACCATAACTGGAATGACAAGAGTTAATAGTGATGGATTTGATAAAATAGGAACTGGAATGAGTGAAAGTTCTGGTATATTTACTTTTCCTTCAACAGGTATTTATTTAATAAATTTTAGTGTAAATTATCTTTTTGATAGTTCGGCTAGTACAGAAAATTATATATATACAACTTTAGACAACTCAAATTATAATGTTGCTACAAATACTAGAATATCAGGTGTTGCGGATAGAAATAATGGTGGCAGTGGTTTTTTTATTTTTGATGTAACATCTACTGCAAATTGCAAAGTTAAATTTAATACTTATGCAACTGCTTCTATAACAAGAAGAGGCGGTTCTGATTTTAATACAACTTATGTAACATTTATAAAATTAGGAGAAACATAAAATGACAAATTTAGATATTAAAATAAAACTATACGCAAACAAGGAAGTAGATTTCAGAACTGATGTTAAACTTCAAGATGATGGTAATGGTGCTTACATTAAGGAATGGAACTTAGATATTCCTAAACCAACATTAGCACAATTAGATGCCTTTGAAGCACAAGCTAATGAAGTTGAAAGATTAAACTTAGTTAAATCAAATAGAGCAAAAGAATATCCTGACTTTAAAGAATACCTAGATGGTATTGTTAAAGGTGATAATGCTCAAATACAAAAATATATTAACGATTGTCTAGCAGTTAAAGCTAAATATCCAAAAGAATAAACTTAACAATCACATATAATAATATATAAAATAACCATTAAAGGGTTATGAATATTCTCATCGCAATACCATGTTACGGAGGAAACATTTCCAATCTAACATTCCATTCATTATTTAATTGCATCAAACCTTTAAATGATATGGGACACAATCTAAGAATAGAAACACTTCCAACTGAATCTTTAATCAATCGTGCTAGAAATAAGTTTGTAACTAAGTTTTTAGATAATAAAGAATTTAACGGAACACACTTATTATTTATTGATGCTGACATAGGATTTACATTACAAAATCTTTTAAGAGTTATAGAGTTTAATAAAGAAGTTGTAACATGCACCTATCCTGTAAAAGGATTCTACTGGCAGCAATTACTAGATCGTATCAAAGAAAATAATAATATAGATGAACAGACAATGCGTGATTATCTTTTGCAGTTCAATGTTAATCTATATCCTAACACAGAATTTAAACAGGGATTCGCAAGGGTAAAAGAAAGTGCCACAGGTTTTATGATGATTAAGCGTGAGGTGTTTACTACTATCATAGAGAAATTTCCTAATCTTAAATACAAACCAGATCTAAGAACAGGAATAGAAAATTCTCAGAATGCGTTTGATTTTTTTCCTGTCGGAATTTATAGAGAGAAAGATGGTGTAAATAGATTCTTATCTGAAGACTATTATTTTTGTAGATTATGGGAAGAATGCGGTGGCGAAATCTGGACTGATTTATCTACACCAATTACACACTTGGGTTCTACGGAATATCATGGTATGTTCATGACTCAACTAAACAGGAAATAATATGATTACACTTATTATTGGTTTGCTAGCTGGAGGTTTCATTGGTTATGCTTATAAAGATGAAATCAGCAAAGCTATTGAATCTATCAAAGCCATATTGAAAATATAATAATTTAACCTATATAACCTTCATTAACCAATGGAGAATATAATGTTAAACTATACTGATATTAAAAACTACTGGACTAAGTTCTACGCAGATGCTTTTGAAGATGCAAAATCATTCTGGAAGAACTACGCAGATACAGTAGAAAAATTATATAAAAAATAAATAAATAATAGTTATAAAACAATAAGTTATAAAAAATAATTTTATTTACTTATTATTCAATTAACTTTATCTCGCACATGCCAAACCAACTAATAGGAGTTAGCATGGCAAAGAAAAAGAAATCAGCTGAAGATATTATCTATGAGATTAAAGATCTCCTTGATGATCTTGAGCTAAAGATAAATCCAGAAGATTCTTATGATGATGAATCAGAAGATGAGGATCTTGATATAGACGAAGAAGACGACGAAGAATAGTCTATATAATAGGGGTGGTGAATAGCCACCCTTATTTTGAACACAATCTATAATTGACTTTTTATCCACAAACACTATACCTTGTGTATGAAGAGAAAGAAAACAGCTACATCTGGTACCTCTATTCGTTTGTCTGCACATGAAAAGATTTGTGCTGAACGAATGAGCACACTTATCAAAACAATAGATGAGTTAAGAGTTGATGTTAAAGATCTTCGTGCTGATATGAATAAAGGCAAAGGCGTTATTGCTTTCTTAATTATTGTTGGTGCTTTGGTTGGTTCTATTCTTTCTATTCTAAAGTTCGTTAAATAAACAACACAGGGTTTTACATTGTTAAAGGCAGACAAAGGATTAGTATCTGAAGCATTAGCTCAAGCACACTTTGCTAAAGATCCAAACCTAATTGTATTCACAGCACTAGGTGGAGTTGGTCCAATAGATATTATTACATTTAACACTAAGACAAAAGAGTATCACAACTATGACGTTAAGACTGTGTCATACAGAAAGTCAGCTACTAAATACGCACACAAAAAGAATGATCGTATAAATAGATCACCATCTAAAATACAAAAAGGTTTAAATGTTAGGATTGTTTATGTATATGAAGATGGTAAGATATTAATCAAATGAATTACGAAGACGTTAAAAACAGAATTAAAAAGCACGAAGGTTTCGTAGCTAAGGTTTACCTTGACTCATTAGGTAAAGCTACCATTGGCTATGGTCATCTACTTACTGAAGAAGATGATTTTGTTGAAGGTGTTATCTATGACAAAGATATACTTGAAGCAATGTTTGATAAAGACTTTGATAAAGCTAAGCAAGGTATGGAAGAATTAGTTGGCACATTAGATATAGCTATGGCTGCTAAAGGTATTATTATTGAGATGGTATTTCAATTAGGAAAGACTGGTGTTTCTAAATTCAAGAATATGTTTGCAGCTTTAAATGAATATGATTATACACGAGCTGCTGAAGAAATGTTAAACTCAGCATGGTATAGACAAACACCAAGTAGATGCGAAGAGTTGTCTAACTTAATGAGGAAGTGTCAGGCATAAATGTTACAAATGTTAGGAGCAGTTGCACCTCTTGCTAAGATCTTATTTTCTACAATAGAAAAATCAGTACCTGATAAAGACTTACAAGCTAAATTAAAATCAGATTTACAAACACAATTACTACAATCAAACACACAAGAATTACAAGCAGCTGCAAAGATTATAGAAGCAGAAGCTAAAGCTGGTTGGTTTGCATCTAGCTGGCGACCACTACTTATGTATGTTCTTATCTTTATTCTTGTATGGAATTATATATTTGGTCCAATAGT